TCCTGGTGTATGTCGGGATTATATTAAAAAAACATTAGAACTTATAATGAATGAGTCTGAAACTGTAGTTCAAAAATATATTGCAGATATCAGAAAAGAATTTAATACATTAAAATTTGAACAAATAGCTTTTCCGCGTAGTGTTAATTTTTTAACGTGGAAAGAAACTAGTGATGGCCAAAGATATCCGGATACGTATGCTGATAAAAAGAATATATACAAAAAGGGTACACCAATTCAAGTGAAAGGTGCATTGATATATAATCATTATTTAGATAAATATAATCTCACCAAGAAATATGAATCAATTAACGATGGAGAAAAGATTAAATTTTCTTATTTAAAAAAACCAAATCCTTTACACGATATGGTTATTTCCTGTCCAGATACTTTACCTACAGAATTTAAGCTTGAAGAATATATAGATTATGAAATGCAATTCGTTAAAGGATATTTAGATCCAGTTAATGTTATTTTAAATACTATTGGTTGGAATCACGAAAAGAAAGCAACTCTTGAGGATTTTTTCAATGACTGAACCTATTAATTTAGAACCATTTGATTTTGGTTTTAGTATTGTCAACGAAGAAGAATTACAAACTGTACAACAAGTTAAGCAAGAAATTCAACAAACAACTGATGAAGCAGAATTTTGGAAAGCGCGCGCTGAACATTGGGAACATACATCAAATTTATTGTATGAACATACTATACCGCTATTAAATAATTTAGCTGCAAATGAAGAAAAAGAATACATTTATTGGCCTAACCGTACAGATAAGATTAATGCTTTTAAGTTAAAATTACTTTCTATTTTAGAAAACTAAGGAGGTATAATGCAACCTTCACTACCAATAAGCTTAATGGCTTTGGGTATGGGTATTTTGTTATCTGCAGTTGCTGGTTATTTTTCTGTTATAGGTATTGCTACAATTTTTTCAGGTGCATGGTGGTCTGTCATTATAATGGCAGGTTCTTTAGAGGCATCTAAAATTATAGCAGCTTCTTGGATATATAGAAATTGGATAATCGCACCATTATTAATGCGAATATATATGATTCTAGCTGTTATTGTTTTAGTTATAATAACATCTATGGGTATTTTTGGTTATCTATCTAAAGCACATTTAGATCAAACGATAAACCAAGGTGGAAATAATGATATACAAATTCAGTTACTTGAACGAAGAATTGAATCTGAACAAAGAAATATTAGATCTGCAGAAACCGTACTTACAAGTCTTGACCAGGCAGTACAAACTCTTGTCGAGTACGATAGAATACGAGGACCTGAAGGTGCGCTTGCAGTTCGTCAATCACAAAAAGAAGAACGTGCTGAAATAGAACAATCATTAAGAAATGCACAAGAAAGAATTGATGAGTACCAAATTGAGCTTATACCTTTAAAGAAACAATCAATAGAATTAGAAGCAGAAATAGGACCATTAAAATATATTGCAGAGTTAATATATGGAGATCAAGCAAAAGATTATTTTGATGTGGCAGTTCGATGGATCATTATTTTATTGGTTTCTGTTTTTGATCCTCTGGCCATCTGTTTGTTACTAGCAGGAAATGCTGGATTAGTTCATTCTAAAAAACCTGTTATTATAGATGGAAAACACCAAATAGATGATAATAAGATTATGAAGATGGATAGTTCCACCGACGGACATAACTTAGGATTGGACGGACAAACAAAATGAGTATACTAACAGAGCTATCAAAAATAAAACAAGCAGAATCCTGGGGATCTCATATACCAGTTAATGCTGCACTATGCAGTACGTATAATATTACAGGTGTTATTGAATTAGGGTGTGGAAACTTTAGTACTAAAGTTTTTCGCAATTACGCTAATAAAGTTTTGTCAATAGAAAATGACGCATCTTGGTATGATAAAGTTAGAAAAGAATTTGGTGAAGATGAAAATAATAAATTCATACTGCACACTCTAGGCGATGGTATTCGTGTTCATACTAAAAGATGGGAGTTGACAAAAGAAAAAATAAAAGAAGTTGAAAACTATTATTCAAATTTAAATACAGATGGTTATAATTTTTTATTTGTAGATCAATATGCATCAACAAGAAGAAGCGCGCTTGATGTGTTACACCATAAATTTGATATTATAGTATATCATGATTGCCAAAATAATAATCCTGCAAGACCTGGCCACACTAATCATTCTTATGAGATGGATCCTGATGTTGGAACATTTATTCCGCATGAAGATTATTTTATGATACATGATAAAACTATGACGAATGGACAATGGACAGGTATTCTTATACATAAAAATTTAATGCAGGATTTCAATGATTTTTTAGTTACGCATCAAAAAATGTGTAGTGAATTTACAAACCATAAACCATGTATGGATATAGTATATGAAAGTGGACCGAGGACTAATAATTAGAAGATTACAAGTTCCATTATCAATGGAATACGCACAAGGATGTGCTGATTCGTGCAAAGAACATGGATTAAAATATGAATTTATTGATGCTGTAGAGTTTTTAGATTGTAAAAATGCATTTAATTCTGTTGGTATAAAAATGCATAGACATTATAAAAATACAGATGGAAATTGTTGCGTCCATTCTAGTATGATTAAATGTTGGAAAAGAATTATAGAATTAGGAAAGCCATGTATTATATTAGAACACGATGCTATTATTCTTGGTGACGTAAAAACACTAGACATTCCGGACATGAGTGTTGTATCATTTGGAAATCATGTAATGGAAATAGAACATTATAAACCAATTGGTCCAGCACAAAAATTAACAGAGATAAAAAGAGGAAAAGGTTGTCACGCATATTCTATTACGCCTGCTACAGCGCAATTTCTTATTGACGAAATAGAAGAACATGGAGTAACTCTTGGTGTAGATAAAAGATTAATGATGAAACCCACAATGCCATTATATTTGTGTGATCCTCCTCAAGCTGTAGCGTGGAATAGAAAATCTACAAATGGGTTAACGAGCGTAGACGATATACCAAGAGCACCAAGAATTAAAAATCCTAAAGAAATGGAAATAGAATCTTGGTTAGCTGGTTTACAAACAAATCATAATGCAGTATAATATACAAACTATATATTGGAGAACTACATGAGTGTATTAGATAAACTTAAGAAAAATTCAACTATTAAAGATTCTGCTTTATTAGTTGACTCTAAGTTTTTTACAGAAAAAGATATGATCCCAACATCTATTCCGGTTATCAACATTGCATTGAGTGGTAAACTAGATGGTGGTTTAACGCCTGGCCTTACAATGTGGGCTGGTCCTTCTAAACATTTTAAAACTGCATTTAGTTTATTGATGGCTAAGTCATACCTTGACAAGTATGAAGATGCAGCTTTACTTTTTTATGATTCTGAGTTTGGTACTCCGCAATCATATTTTGACTCGTTTGAAATTGATAAAGATCGAGTATTGCATACGCCTATTACTGACGTTGAGCAATTGAAATTTGATATTATGAAACAACTCGATCAACTTGATCGTGGTGAGCGAGTCATTATTGTGATCGATTCTATTGGTAACCTTGCTTCAAAGAAAGAAGTTGAAGATGCTTTGAATGAAAAGTCAGTTGCTGATATGTCGAGAGCAAAGCAAATCAAATCATTGTTCCGCATGGTTACACCACATCTTACATTAAAAGATATTCCTATGGTAGTGGTAAACCACACGTACAAAGAAATTGGTTTGTTCCCTAAAGATATTGTTGGCGGAGGAACGGGCTCCTACTACTCCGCTGATAATATTTACATCATTGGTCGTCAGCAAGAAAAAACTGGTACCGAAGTTACTGGTTATAATTTTATTATTAACGTAGAGAAATCACGCCATGTTAAAGAAAAGTCAAAAATACCTGTCAGTGTTTCTTTTGACGGTGGTATTTCTAAGTGGTCTGGTCTCTTGGATATTGCTATGGATGGCGGTTTCGTAGTAAAGCCTAGTAATGGTTGGTATTCTAGAGTGGATATATCAAGCGGGGAAGTAGAAGAAAAGAAATTTAGAATCAAAGATACTGATACTTCTGAATTTTGGAAACCCATTCTTTCTTCCAAAGAATTTCCAGAATTTGTAAAAACAAAATATCAAGTAGCACATAGCACGATTATTCGTGATAGAGAAATTAATGATTTTATTGAGGGCAATGAATGACGAATATAGACATTGAAAATTTAATCTTATCGAGTTTAATCAATGATGAAAATTATATTCGAGCATCAATACCATATATTAAAGAAGAATATTTTATAAACTTTGATCAGCGTACAATCTTCAACACAATTAGACAATATTTTGATAAGTATAATATGGCACCATCATCTAGTGCTATAAAAATAGAATTAGATGAAGCTAATATTAATCAAGATACATATGAAAATTGTTTAAAAACACTAGAAATTATTACTACAAAAAATGATGTTGATTATGAATGGTTGATATATCAAACTGAAAAATACTGTCAGGATAAAGCAGTATATAATGCTATAATGGAAAGCATACAAATTATTGATAATAAATCTAATAATGATAAAGGTGCTATCCCACAAATATTACAAGATGCATTAGCAGTTTCTTTTGATAATCATATTGGCCATGATTTCTTAGAAGACTTTGAAGAAAGATATGACTTTTATCACAAGGTTGTAGAAAGATTACCGTTTGATCTTGAATATATGAATGAGATTACACGTGGAGGTGTACCTAGAAAAACTCTTAATATGATTTTGGCGGGTACTGGCGTAGGTAAAACATTAATGATGTGTCATTTTGCTGCATCTAATTTAATGCAGGGCAAAAATGTTTTATACATTACGTTAGAAATGGCTGAAGAAAGAATTGCAGAACGTATTGATGCTAACTTAATGAATGTTGCATTAAATGATTTGGAAACATTACCAAAAGATTCTTATTCAAAAAAATTAAATATAGTACAAAAGAAAACAAATGGTAAATTAATTGTCAAAGAATATCCTACAGCTTCAGTAGGATCTGGTCATTTTCGACATTTATTAAATGAATTAAAAATGAAGAAAAAGTTTACGCCAGATGTTATTTACATTGACTATCTTAATCTTTGTATTTCATCAAGATTAAAAATGGGATCTAATGTAAACACATATTCTTATATAAAATCTATTGCTGAAGAATTGCGTGGCCTGGCTGTAGAATACAACTTACCTATATTCAGTGCTACTCAAACAAATAGAACTGGTTTTACAAACTCTGATGTTGGACTTGAAGATACGTCTGAATCATTTGGTTTACCTGCAACTGCAGATTTTATGATAGCAGCAATATCAAATGAAGAGTTAGAATCTTTAAATCAGCTGATGATTAAACAATTAAAAAATCGTTATAACGATCCTTCATCTAATAGAAGATTTGTTATTGGTGTTGATAGATCAAAGATGAAACTATATGATGTAGAACAAAATGCTCAGCAAGGTATTGTTGATGATAAACCAGTAATGGATAACACTTCATTTGGCGAAGGATTAAAACGAGAAAAAATAGATAAAAATGTATTTGAGCTTTGGAAATGACACAATACATACAACTCAACGATGGTAAACAGATTGATGTAAGAGATTTACTTTATAAGCATATAGAAGCTGGATATATAGATGGAGAACATCTTTTATATTGTTGCTTAAGATATATGTCTGCAAGTGATATAAAAGAAATGTTGGAAATCAATCAATTAGAAAAATATTTAGATATAATTCAATAAGGAGAAATCTAAAATGGAAGGACAAGCTGTACCAAACGTGACATTTAAAACAAGAGTAAGAAGGCCAGAATTAGACGAAGAAGGGAATGAAATTCCTGGACAAGAAAATCCCTATGTATGGGAAGACGTTACTACTTCTGATATTTTTTCAAATAAACTTGTAGTAATTTTTAGTTTGCCAGGTGCATTTACTCCTACGTGTGATACTTACCAATTACCAGAATATGAACTTCATGCTCAAAATTTTCGTAATGAAGGCGTTGATGACATTTATTGCGTATCTGTAAATGATTCATTTGTAATGAATGCTTGGGCAAAAAGTAAAGGTTGTGAACGCGTTAAAATGATTCCTGATGGATCTGGATTATTTACTGAAGGTATGGGAATGCTAGTTGCAAAAGATAATCTAGGGTTTGGAAAAAGATCTTGGAGATATGCAGCAGTCATTAATAATGGAGTAGTTCAAAAAATGTTTATTGAGCCAGGCAAGCAAGATAATGCAGAAAACGATCCATTTAGTGTAACATCTGCTGCTGAAGTGTTTAAGTATCTTAGAGATTATAATGCTGTTGAATAAGCGTAATTAAATCAATAGCTTATACGCTATATATTTTTTCGGCCAATTTGTATAGAATAGCCATATAAATGAGGAAAAGATATGAAAAGAATTATTGTATTTTTAGTTAGCGTTTTTGCTATATTTGTGTGTAATCAAGCAGCAGCAATTCAAGCTGAGGTGATAAGATCAC